GGATGAAAAGCTGGCGGAAGGTTATCGCGACATCTCTGATCCGTCTCGCGTTTTCATTCGGCAGATTGACGAGGTAAACAGGCTTGCCGCTGATGGCAAAATCCCGATTGAGCAAGCTGCGCGCGCTGTTGAGGCGCTGACAATCGCGATGCAGAAGAACGAGGACTCCAGGGTTAACGCAGCCCTCAATGACTTTTTCGGAGACATTGACGATGAGACGAAGCGAATAAACAATCTCGGAAAAGAGATGAGTTCCCTTGAACGCGTTTCAATGGATGCCGGCGAAATGATCGCAAGCAGTTTTGAAGATGCAATTTTCAGCGGGCAAAAGCTGGGCGAAGTCGTGAAGGCGCTTGGGATGGATTTGATGCGACTGATACTTCGGCAGCAGGTCACGGCTCCGCTCGCAAAGGGGCTCGGCGAGGCAATCTTCGCCGGCTTCCGCGCCGAGGGCGGTCCCGTTGGCGCCGGCAGCGCGTACATGGTCGGCGAGAAAGGGCCGGAGCTTTTCGTTCCTGGCTCGTCCGGCAGCATCGTGCCTAATGGCGCGATGGGCGGTGGCAGCGGCAAAGGCGGCTCGTCGGTAAACATCACCTACAACATCGCGTCCGGCGTCTCGCGCTCGGACCTCGTGCCGATCCTCGACCAAGAGCGCAAGCGGCTCAAGGCCGAGATTCCAGACATGGTTCGGCGCGGCGGCTCTTACCGCGCTGCGTTCGCTTAATCGCAAAGCATCATGGCTATCACTTACCCACTCACGCCTCCTTCGCCGTTTCGCGCGAGCCGTCTCAGCTTCACCGGCGTTTCGTCGGTCTCGCGGAACCTTTCGCCGTTCACGATGCAGGTTCAGCAATACAACTGGCCAGGTCAGGCGTGGATGGGCTCCGTTGAATGTCCGCCGATGGTGCGTGCCGATGCCGAGGCGGTCATCTCGTTTCTCTTGGCGGCGCATCGCGGCACGTTCTATTTTCAGGACTACTCGAACCCAACGAACCGCGGCGGAGTCACCGGCACGCTCACCGTGACAACGGCCACGGCGAACTCGAGCACGCTGACGTTTTCCGGCGCCACCGGATCGTTCGCTTTGGGCGACTGGCTCCAGATCTCGACGAGCCTTTACAAAGTTGTGCAGGTCAATTCCTCGTCGTCGGTTGAGCTGTTCCCGGTGCTTCGTTCAAGCTACGCCGCAAGCACGCCGATCACCTACGCAAACGCAAAGGGCGTCTTCCGCTTGGCTTCGCCGCAGACCGAGTGGTCAATCGACCTTGCCTCAATTTACGGCGTCAACTTTTCGATTATGGAGGACGTTGCCACATGAGCATAACAACCGCAGGCCGCACGATCTCGGCCGACATGGTGGCGGAAGTCACGACCGCGCAGCTTTCGCCGATCCTGATGGCGCAGCTCGACTTCTCGACGCCGCTTTATCTTTGGACCGGCTACGGGACGCTGACCTACAACGGCATTGGCTACCTAGGTCTTGGCACGCTTGGCACCATTTCTCCGGTGCAGGAGACGACCGACCTTTCGGCGCGCGGCATCACGATGCAGCTTTCCGGCGTACCCACCGCAATGGTCTACGACGCGCTCACCGAGGATTATCAGGGCCGGACGTGCTCGGTGATGTTCGGCGCGCTTTCACCGACGGCCGGTTTGATCTCTTCGCCCATCACCGTGTTCTCTGGGCGCATGGACGTGATGCAAATCTCGGACGACGGACAGTCATCGCTTATCACCATGAGCGCGGAAAACAAGCTGATTGACTTCAAGCGCACGCGCGAAATTCGATACACTGACGAGGATCAGCAAACGCTTTTCCCTACCTACGCTTCGATCACGATGCCCGACCTCGGGCTTGAGTTCGTCAACGCGATCCAAGAGAAGACGATTTATTGGGGCAATCAGAACCACACGAACGGGAGCAACTGGAACGGCGGCGGCGAGACGACCGCGCTGGACAACGAGTAACCATGAAACGCGCCGAGAATTGGCCAACCCTGCTGACCGCCTACATCGAGGAACGGCGCGAGGTTTCGTTTACGTGGGGAAAGGCCGATTGCTGCCTGTTTGCGGCCGATTGGGTGCGCCTCGCTACTGATCTAGACCCTGCGGCTGATTTGCGCGGCAAATACGATTCTGCGCTAGGCGCTCGGCGCATCATTAAACGGCGCGGCGGGCTTGCCGCAATGGTTGCGCGGGCGCTGACTCCGCTCGGCTTCCGCGAAGTTGCATTATCGCTCGCCACACGCGGGGACATTATCGTTCGCGACTCGGGCGACGGCGATTGCGCGGGCGTGGTGCTCGGCAAGCAATCGGCTTTCGTCGGGCGCGACGGGCTGCGTTTCATACAAACCAACCTTCAAGCAGACGCGCGGGCGTGGAGAATCTAACATCATGCCAAGTTTACTCGTCGAGGCAGCGTACTACCTTTATGTCGCGGTGCAGGCCGTAGGCATCCCGCTTTCACAAGCCGCGGCAATCGCTACCGTAAACTTCATCGCCGTGACCGCGGCGTCAATGGCCGCGTCGAAACTCCTCGCGCCAAAGATGCCGAGCTTCGCGGATTCGTCGATCGCTGAACGCTCGCAAATGGTGCGCTCGCCCATTGCCTCGCGCCAAATCATTTACGGCACGTCGAAAGTTTCCGGCGTCCTCGTTTACATTTCGACCACTGGCACGAAGAACGAGTATCTTCATCTTGTCATTGCGATGGCTGGCCACGAGGTCGAGGAGATCGGCGACGTTTACTTCGGCGACGAACTCGCGTTGACCGGATCGGGCTCTTCGGCGACCGGACGTTTCGCCGGCAAGGCTGAGATTTACAAGCAACTTGGCGGAAGCGCGCAGGTCGCGCAGCCACAGCTTGTCACGGCCACCTCTGGCTTGACCGACGGTAAATGGACGAGCGCGCATCGGCTGCGCGGGATCGCCTACATGTACGTTCAGCTCACTTGGGACACGGAAGTTTTCGCGAACGGGATTCCGAACATCTCCGCAATCGTGAAGGGCAAGAAGGTTTACGACCCACGCACGACGACGACCGTATGGAGTGCAAACCCCGCGCTCTGTCTGCGCGACTACCTCACGAGCGACCTGGGGCTCGCGATGAGTTCGACCGAAATCGATGACGACGCCGTGAAGGACGCGGCGAACATCTGCGACGAGCAAGTGCAAATACTGCCGCTATCGCCGCTCACCGAGGAAAACCGCTACGACTGCAACGGCGTGCTCTCGACCAGCGAATCTCCCGACTCAAACATCGGGAAGCTCCTTACGTCAATGGGAGGGCTCATCGCCTACTCTGGCGGCAAAATCGTGATGTATGCCTCCGGCTATCGCATCCCGACCGTTACGCTGACCGAGAAGCATTTCGCAGGCGGCATGAACGTGCAGACGCGCACAAGCGCCCGCGACCGCGTGAACGCAGTCAAAGGCGTTTACGTGTCAGAGGCGAACCAATGGCAGGTCTCGGACTTTCCGTCGATTGCGCCGGCCGCGTATTACACGGCAGACAACAGCACGCGCTACTGGCGAGACGTGGTGCTGCCGTTCACGACCTCCTCGTCTTGCGCGCAACGCCTAGCGGTCATTGAGCTTCGACGCGCTCGCAAGGAAATCACATTCACCGCGCGCTTCCGTCTTGAGGCAATGCAGGTCCGCGCCGGCGATACGGTGATGATCACCAACGCGAAGCTGGGTTGGACGGATAAGGTCTTTGAGGTGATGGAGTGGCATTTCACAACCGACGGAAATCCGCCGCAGATCGGCGTTGAGATGACGATGCGCGAGACGGCTTCGAGCGTTTACGATTGGAGCGTGGGCGATGAGATTGCCGTCGCCGACGCGCCAAATACGACGCTTCCGAATCCTTACGAGTTGAGCGCGCCAACGAATCTCACGCTCACGGCGAACGGAACGACGCAACTTATTCAAGCCGACGGCACGGCGATGCCTCGAATCCTTGTTTCGTGGAGCGCACCGGCCGAGACGTTCATCCAATCGGGCGGCGTTGTCGGCATTGAGTACAAGGAGAGCACGTCCACGACCTATCTTACATGGTCTCGCGTGTCCGGCGATCAGACGCGCGACTACATTTCGAGCGACGTGAAGATTGGTTTGACCTACGACGTGCGCATCTTTGGCGAGTCTTACTTCAACGTCTCGACGAGCTATTTGACCGCGCAGACCGGCGTTGCCAAGGACGCGACGGCGCCCGCAACCCCTAGCGGACTCACGGCGAGCATCGGCACCGGCAAGGCCGTGTCGCTCGACTGGAACGACAACACCGAGCCGGACTTTTCCGAATACGGCGTTTATCGGTTCACGTCGGCGGTGACTGCCTCGGCGGTGAAGATCGCCGAAACGCGCGCGAGTCGGTTTATCGACACGGAAGTCACGCTCGGCACGACTTACTTTTACTGGGTCAACGCCTACGACAACGTGGAGAACGTGTCGGGCTTTGCGAACTACGCCAGCGCGACGCCGGTTGCAGTCACTGCGGGCTCCACGGATTCGACGGCGCCTAGCACGCCATCGGCTCCGACGCTCATCAGCTCCACGGTTTATCTTTCGACCGACGGCACGAGCTTCGCGCGAATCTCGCTTACAGCTCCAGGTCTTCCAACCGGCGCGGTCGCGCTTGACGTGCTGTATCGCCGCACCGGCGCGAGCGATTGGGTTGTCGGCAATCAAATCGCGTCGGCCGTTTCGTATGCCGTCTCGATTGACGATCTTTCGGTTGGCGTGGCCTACGAATTTGCAGCGCGCGGAATCTCGTTCACGGGAGTGCTCTCGGCCGTCTCCTCGACCCTAAGTCAGTCCGCTCCATCAAACACAACCGCACCTACAACCCCGAGCGGTGGGGCAATAAGCTCAAAAGCTCCGGCCGTGCTTACGTGGGCAGTGAGCGATCTTTATTTCGGCGCGCACGTTTCTTGGTCGGTAAACAGTGATAAGGATTTCGCTTATTTTGAGATCAAATCAACGACGACCAACTCTGACGCAGCCGTCGATTACATTTGGTTCCCGGCCAACGGGTCTGCCGGACTTTATCAAACGCGCGAACCGTTTTTCGATTACTATCGGCAAGACGTGCAAAACGGTCACGTACGGATTCGCGCAGTCAATCGCTCAGGCACCACTTCCGCGTGGTATTATGCCGGAAACATCGCATCGTTCACGACGGTGATCGGCGGTAATATGTCATTGCAAAACAAGACCGACGTGAACACGACCGGAATCAAAACCGGAGCCGGATCGTCGACGCGTCAGGTCAATGTAGTCTACGAAATAAACGATGTGGTGACGCTGACTGGAGGCGGAACGACCGAGGAAGTGAACATCTCGCTTACGAATCGCGGCTTCTCAACCAAGCCGGACGACGGTCTTGTCGTGGTCGAGGACGTGCTTTATCAAGGCTTTTACGACTCGCAGGTCGCAGGCTCAACATCGACCAACGCCGTGGTCAAAATCTATCGC